CCGTCAAAAAGATTTACTTACAAAGTAAACCTGGTGACGTGTGGATCTCTGGGGATTATAAGTCCGCAACGGATTCCGTACCGATCGAGGCTTCACGAGCCTTGATGGAGGGGATATTAGAAGGGATCGACCACGAACCAACTAAGCGTTGGGCGATGAAGGAGATTAGTCCTCATTTGTTAGTCTATCCTAAGAAGAGTGGTATCCAACCATGTCTTCAAAAGAATGGACAACTTATGGGATCTCTACTTTCCTTCCCGCTTCTTTGTTTATTGAATGATTGCACGGCCAAGTCATTAAATCTCAAGCCAAATCAGTATTTGATTAATGGTGATGATATCTTAATGAGGACCAAGCCAATAAATTATTCCGGATGGAAGTTTTATGTTCAAAATTTTGGACTTAAACTTTCAATCGGAAAGAATTACATTCATCCAGTGTATGGTACCGTGAACTCCCAATTAATTAAGGGGGGTCAGGTACTTACATCCGGTAAACAAAGAATTCTGGATCGTAAATCTGAGGTTCTTGGAGAATGTCTAAGGGACCTCGAATGGAACGTAGAGCTTGGATCTGACCTCACACCGACAGAAGTTAAACAACTTTTTGTCAGTGTGAATCGGGCCAAGCTCGCACGAACCGTTCGAAGTGTCAACGTACCACTCTCTCATGGAGGATTGGCTTTGAATTGGGGTGAACGTGACCTGGATGTTCGTACAAAGAGTACGGAAATCCTGGTCTACCTTCACGACCTATTAAAGCGAATCACTCCTGAAGAGGGGTGTGTTGCTATCCCTTACCTATCTGTGGACAAGTATAACCAAGACGCAGTATCCAGAATGGATAGGTTATTCAATATGCCCGTTTCAATGAAAGAATTCCACGAGGATTTCCTTCATGTGTCTCACCTTGGTAAGACGAAAACGAGAATATCGAATAACCAGTCTCTTAGAAACATTAGAGGCTTGGAGATAGAGAGTTTACCTTCATTGTCGTTTTTGAAGACCGTACAGGTCCCCTTTAATGATGTGAGGGTCCGTCGGGAACTACAAGATCAAATTGATCACGTTTTCTTGACGAACTTTCTAAATCCAAACAATGAATTCACCTATTCCCTTTTCAAAGAGACCTTTCTCGATGCCGTACGAGGTACTGGTGTTAACTGTGAAGTTTCCACTAAGTATCTCGTCAGCATTTTAGATTTGGAC